CGCGCACCGCGAACTGATGGTGATCTGGCCCGACACAAGCCAGGCAGGCGGCGATGCCGTGGCCCGCGCGCTGGGCCTGCGCGCGCAGATCGACGAATCGACCGGATGGCACAAGACCATCTCCAACGTCCCCCTGGTCGGCGTGACCGGGCTGGAACGCGATGTCGCCTTCGACCTCATGGACCCGTCGACCGATGCCGGCGTCCTCAATGGCGGCGAGGTGACGACCATCATCCGCCAGACCGGCTTCCGCTTCTGGGGAAACCGCACCTGCGCCGATCCCGCCGCGCAACCCGAATTCGCCTTCGAAAGCGCGGTGCGCACCAGCCACGCGCTGCAGGACATCTGCGCCCAGATCGTCGCGCCCTTCATCGACAGGCCGATGACGATCGGTCTCATCAAGGACCTGCTGGAAACCGGCAATTCGCGTTTCCGCCAGCTGGCTGCCGAAGGGAAGATCATCGGCGCGCAGATGTTCTTCGATCCCGATGTCAACAGCGCCGAAGAACTGGCCGCCGGTCGCCCGCGCTTCCGCATCGACTTCACTCCGGCGGCGCCGCTCGAAAACCCGAACATCGACCTGGTCATCACCGACTATTTCTATTCGGGCTTCGCGGACCAGCTGATCTGACGCCGCGCGCAGCCATCGCCAACTGACCATCCGCGAAAGGAACCCCTCTCATGGGCCTCCCGAAGAAACTGAAGAACCTGAATTCCCACGTCGACGGCGAAGGCTATCTGGGCAAGATCGCCGAATTCGAAGAACCCAAGCTGGTGATCGCGACCGAGGACTGGCGCGGCGGCGGCATGATCGGGCCGGTCAAGATCGACCTCGGCCTGGAGCCGATGGAAGCCAAGCTGAAGATGGGCGGGCACGAAGCCAGCCTGATCCGCAAGTTCGGCACAAGCCAGGTCGATGGCGTCCGCGTGCGCCTGACGGGCGCCTATCAGTCCGACGATGGCAGCAAGGCCCAGGCGGTCGAATGCTACATCGGCGGACGCTTCACCGAAATCGACCCCGGCACCGCCAAGCCCGGCGACGACACCGAACACGAATACACCGTGCCGTTGTCCTACTACCGCCGCGAAGTCGATGGCCGCGTCGAAGTCGAAATCGACATGGTCGCCGGCGTCTTCATCGTCGACGGCGTCGACCGCTATGCGGAAATCATGGCGATCATCAGCAGCTGACCTGTCCAGGTTCGCCGATCGGTCCTTTTGCGGGGCAGCCGGTCGGCGGATGCGGGGCTGGCCGGTCTGTCCTCTCGGTCGCGCCAGCCCCGTCCTCTGCCCTGCATTCTGAAACAAGGAAGACCCCGCAATGTCCGAACAGACCGAAAAGCCCGCCGGCGGCAAGACCTTCGAAAGCTTCGACCTGGTCCAGCCCATCACGCGCGGCGAAAAGACGATTTCCCAGCTGCAGCTGCGCCGCCCCAAGGCTGGCGAACTGCGCGGGCTTACCCTGGCCGCGATCATGGAAACCGACATCGCGACCACGCTGAAGCTGTTGCCGCGCATCAGCGAACCCGCGCTGACCGACGAGGAATGTGCCGAACTGCACCCGGCGGACCTCGCCGAAGCCGGGGGCGCGATCCGTGGTTTTTTTATGACGAAGGCGGAAACGGCGCTGATGGAAGCGCTGATGGCCGAACAACGACAGACGACCTGATGGCCGACATAGCGGCCATCTTTCACTGGCCGCTTTCGGATCTGCAGGCGCTGACGCTCGACGAACTGGCCGGATGGCACCGCCGCGCGATCGACCGGCTGAAGCTGATGAAGGGAATCTAACTCGATGTCCTCAAGTAGCGAAGCGATAGGGCCGTAAGATGGCGTCGAACAAGCTGTCGCTGCTGGTCAATTTCGTCGGTGTCGACAAGATGTCGGGCAGCCTGCGCAACATCATGGCGCTGGGCAAAAAGGGCTCTCGCTCGCTGGGCGACCTGCGCACCGAGGGGCGCAAGCTCGAAGCCCAGATGCGCGATGTCCGCCGCGAACTGTCGGGCGCCTCGGGCAACGTCAGCGACCTGGTCAACCGCGAACGCGCGCTGCAGGCGGCGATAGAGGACACCAACCGCCAGCTGGAACAGCGCAAGAAGCTGAACGCGATCGAAGGCGACCGGCGCGCCATGGTCGCACGCGGCGAGGCGTTGAAGGCGCGCGGTCGCGAAAACATGGTCCAGGGCGCGGCGCTCGCGGCGCCGCTGATCCTCGCCACCAAGGCGGCAGCCGAATTTTCCAGCGGCATGGTCGACATCCAGCAGAAATCCGAACTTACCGACGCCCAGACCGATCGTCTCGCGCGTCGGATTGTCACCATGTCCAAGGCAGCGCACCAGTTGCCCGAAGATGTCCGCAGCGGACTGGACCTGATGATGGGGCTGGGCGGCATCACGCTTTCACAGGGCGAGGCGGCAATCGGTGGAGCATCGCGCCTCGCCACGGCCTACAAGGTCGATATTCCCGACGCGGCTGCGGCAGCACATGCCAGCATTGCCAACCTGAAGGTCGCCAGCGCCGATGTGGGACAGGCTTTCGATGCAATGGCCGCGGCGGGCAACGAGGGCGGTTTCGAAGTTCGCGACATGGCGCGGCACTTCCCCTCGCTTACGGCGCAGATGCAGGCGCTTGGCGAAAAGGGCGTCCCGGCAGTGGCGGACCTCTCGGCAGCGCTGCAAATTGCCAGGACTGGCGCTGGCAGTGCCGATGAAGCGGGCAACAACATCAGGAACCTGCTGGCCAAGATCAATGCGCCCGGCACGATCCGCGCATTCAAGAAGAACTTCGGCGTCGACCTGCCGGCGGCGATGAAGAAGCTCACCGATGAGGGCATGTCGTCAATGGAGGCGATCGCCCTGATCACGCAAAAGGCGACCGGCGGCGACATGAAGAAGCTGGGCTTCGCCTTCGAAGACATGCAGGCACAGTCGGCCATTCGCTCGCTCATGCAGAACATGGACGAATATCGCCGCATCCGCGCCGCCGCGCTCGATTCGGGCGGCACCGTCGACAAGGCATTCGCCCAGCGCAGCGCGCGCGACGCCACCGTCAATTGGAAAGCCTTCCTCGGAACAGCCTCTTCGCTCGCGATCACGCTGGGCAACACGCTCCTGCCCGTCGCCACACAGGCGCTGACCTTGCTGACCAATCTGGGCAACCGCGTCGCAGCCTGGGCGCAGCGCAACCCCGAAGCCGCCGCCACGCTGACGAAGCTGGTCGCCAGCCTCGCCGTCTTCAAGATCGGTCTGGGCGCGACGCAGATGGTCCTGGGCGCGCTGTTCGGCCCGCTCGCGCGCATCATCGCGCTGTGGCAGAAATTCCGCGTCGTCGGCTCGCTGGCGGCCATGCTGCCCAAACTCGCCACCGGCCTGCGCGTCGCCGGCATTGCCTTCCGCTTCATGCTGGGGCCGGTCGGCCTGGTCATCGCCGGTCTCGCCATGCTGGGCATCGCGGTCTGGCAGAACTGGGACAAGATCAAGGCCGCCTTCGCCGCCGGCAAGGCGTGGCTGGCGAACTTCGGTTCGAACATGCTGTCGGTCGGGAAGGCCATCGTCCTCGGCCTGGCGCGCGGTATTGCGGGCGCCCATGCCGCAGTCTGGAACGCGCTGAAGGGCGTTGTCATGGGCGGCGTGAACCGGGTCAAGAACTTCCTCGGCATCAAGTCGCCGTCGCGCCTCTTCATGGCGATCGGCGGCCACACCAGCGAAGGCATGGCGGTCGGCATCGATCGTGGGCGAAAGCGTGTCCTGAATGCTGCCGGCAGGCTTGCCAGCGGCGCCGCAGCTGCCGGCGCGATCGCCATGTCGCCTTCGCTCGCCAGTGCGGCGCCCGGCGGCCAGGCAGGCACCGGCGCGAACGCGGGCGGCGGGCTCCAGGTCACTATCCAGGTCTACCAGCAGCCAGGAGAGGATGGCGAGGCGCTGGCCAGTCGCATCGCGGACATCCTGAAGCGCCAGGCGAGCGTCGCCGCGCGATCGAACTACGGTGACACCTGATGGCCAGCAGCCCGCCGACCGCCCGCGAACTGATGACCCTCGGCATGTTCGTCTTCGGCATGTCGACCGCCGCCTATCAGGAACTGCAGCGCAGCCGCGAATGGCGCCACGCGACTAGCGAGCGCCACGGTGCGCGCGACGCCGCGCAATTCATCGGGCCGGGACCGGACACGATTTCGCTGGGCGGGCTGCTGGTGCCCGAAGTCGCCGGCAGCTTCGGCGCGCTCAAGACGCTTGCCGACATGGCCGACGCCGGCGACACCTATCCGCTGATCGACGGGCTGGGTCGCATCTTCGGCCACTACCGCATCACGCGGCTTGATGAACGGCATCTGTCGATCATGGCCGGCGGCCTGCCGCGCCATGTCGATTTCCGCATCGAACTCGAACGCGGCGACGATGAAGTCGACGCCGGCGCCGCGCAATGACCGTCCGCCTCGCCGCGCTGAAACTGGCGATCGATGGCGGCGCCGATCTGACCGACAAGGTCAACCCGCGCCTGGTCGAACTGACCCTGTCCGAAAAGCGCGAGGACGATGCCGACGAATTGACCGTCACCCTGCAGAATGCGGACGGGCTGCTGGAAATCCCCGAAACGGGAAAGGTCCTGCAATTGTCCCTGGGCTGGTCATCGGGCGACGATGTTCCGGTCGGGCTGGTCGACAAGGGCCGCTTCACCGTCGATGAAGTCGGCATGGAAGGCCCGCCCGATCGCGTGATCATCCGCGCGCGATCTGCCGATCTGACCGACCGTCTGCGCCAGCGGCGAACCAAGTCCTGGAAAGACACCACGCTGGGCGCGATCCTATCCGACATCGCCGGCAGGCATGGTCGCAGCGCGCAGGTCGATGGCGATCTGGCGGGAATCGCGGTCAAGGCGATCGAACAGGAGGGCAAAAGCGACATGGCCTTCGTCCGCGACCTGGGCCGGCGGCACGATGCCATCGCGACCTGGAAGGACGGCAAGTTGCTGTTCCTGCCGATCGGCAAGTCGGCGACCGCCGGCGGGACTTCGCTGGCATCGGTCACGCTGACGAAACGCGATGGCTGGCGCTGGACCTTCCGCCAGGCCGACCGCGACGCCTACGATGGCGCCGAAGCGCAATGGCACGACCAGGACGCCGGCAAGCGCAAGACCGTGAAGACCGGCGGCGACAAGCGCCGCAAGTTGAAGCGCGTCTATGCCACCGAGGCCGAGGCGCAGAAGGCCGCCGAAGGTGCCGCCTCGCGTGCCGCGCGCAAGCCTTTCGAATTCATCTATGAACTCGCGCTGGCCGATCCTGCCCTGCAACCCGATGGCAAGGTCAGCCTGCAGGGCTGGAACGAGAAGATCGACGCCATCCAGTGGCTGGTGAAGTCGCTCGAAACCCGGTTCGGTGCAGACGGGCTGCGACAGTCGTTGACGATGGAAAGTGGAGAAAGCTGATGCAACGCGCAGTGATGGTCAAATCTTGCGTTCGCGCTTTTTGGCTTGGCGCTCTCTTTGGCGCCTTACTTGCCGGCTCTCTTTCGCTGGTGATTGCATCGCCAAAGTGGGATTTGAAGGTTCATGTCCGTCTAGCGCCGGAATCGGCGGAAGGTCATCGTAGAGCCGCTCAACTTCCTGAGTTTCAGCCGCCCCCGTCGCCTGATCGATCAGCTCATTTACGTCGACCGTGATATCTAGCGAGCACGACCGAACCAGCAATAAGAGCACCAAAATCAGAATTGCCGGACCTAGCTTTTTTGAGGTCAGCTTTTTGGCCAACTCAGGACTTATGTCTGCGACCTCTGCGAGAATTTCCTCTGCGGTCAAGTCCTCGGCCCGTGCCTTTGCAGCAATCTGTTCGAGGCCCTCAAGGATCACCTTGGTGGCTGGAGGCCCGCCCAGGAAGATCATTCGATCATTCTTCAGTTCGAAGTCACCATCTAGAATTTCGGCAGGACCGCCACACTCTGGGCAGGCAGTGGTATTGCCTCGCATGATGAGAATGCCGCCATGTCCTCCG